CGTCCCGCCCGCAAGGGCGGGGCACCAATCGAAAGGAACCAGCAATGAACACAAACGACGGCTTCGTGGCAATACTCTTTCTCTTCGGAATCGTATTATCCGCGAACGAAAACATGAACTTCATCAATATTATCGGTGTCGCGTGCATGCTGGCGGCACTCTACGTCTACCGCAAAGGAGCAAAGAAATGAACAAGGCAGTGCAGGCCGGACTAGTCGCCGGATACCTCAATACTTGCATCCAGACAACGGACGGTTTCGGCATGTCCTTAAAGAATGCGCGCAGAGCATGGTTAGACGCTCTCAACACAGTCGAAACGCAGTACGAAACGAAGAGGCAGAGACGCGAAGCACTGCAAGCCTTCAGTCTGCGTAATCTCGCTACATGTGGTTGGTGTCTCGCACCCTTCATCACTTTCCCCGTGTGGCTTCTCATGGCGAGGAAGACGGGATTACGCGGCTATCTGGCGGCAGTCAGCGTATGCGCGTTCACTCGACACATCGCGGAAATGTACTAAAAAGGGGGATATGGTGAAATATAGGAACGTTGACGCTTACGACTATCTCGTGCAGTCTCATTATTCGGAAAACGGTGTCGTATGGGAGGTATATGAGAGGACTAGCGACGGTTGGCAGAAGCGCAAGCGTGGCTATGATAAGCGTGTTGCCGAAGCAAGGGAGAGAGCGCACGCGGTTATTGCTCGGCTTGCTGAAGTGCGTTATGGCGCTGACTATCGCGTGTCCCGGTTGGTGCCGCTGAAGTATCCGATGTGTTGGGGTGTGTTTGTCGAACGTCGGCGTGTCGCATAACCAAGTGATGTATTATGTAATTACCAACTAAGAAAGGACAAAACAAAATGACCACCGCAATCATCTACCTCAGCTATCGCATCTGCACACAACGTCTCGTAATCAAAGAAACCGGAGAAGTCTACGATTTCCACAGCGAAGCAGTGGAATTTAAAAAACAATTGGCGAACATGCGCAACATCCTCAAGCGCGACGAAGATTTCACGTTCGGCCGAGTCTGTCTTGTAGACGATTTCACATGGCATCAAGGATTAGACCAGTGCGCAGTCTACGAGGCAGAAATAAAATATCTTTAAACAACCGTCCCGCCCGCAAGGGCGGGACACAACTAACGAAAGGAATAAAACATGTATACAGTAAGATTCAACGGTGTCGATTATGTATGCGTCACATTCAGCCAAGCCGTAGCCACGGCAAGAAAAACAGTGGAACACGGAGACGCCGCAACCATTTTTGACGATGAAGGCGAACAAGTCGCATCATTCCAACCAAGGAAGGAAACAAAATGAAAAACATGCCAGAATTTATCGTGCATGTCAGCGTTGAACTAGCCGACTCAATGGTGGAAGAAAAACTACGCTACACCGCCAATAAGGAAAAACAAACCTACACGATTGGTGAAGCCGCAACCCTCAGCAAGGAAAGCTACGTCATGTTTGGAACTGTACTCGCGCAATTGGCAGAGTTTTGCGTGGAGCAATTGGAGAAATAATGCTAGCGAAAGAAGGAAAACCAAAAGAGAAAAACCCGACCGAAGAAACACGTCGTAATGTGTTGGAACGCGACCACTACCGTTGCGTGAGATGCGGACGGGACGTGAGATACACGCCATTCGGCTACTCCATCCACCACCGTAGACTACGTTCGCACCCATACGCTGAAATGCATTCCAGTCCCAACCTCATAACCCTCTGCGGGTCAGGTACAACCGGTTGCCACGGATGGGTACACGAGAATGTGAAAGAAGCCGAACGACTTGGATTAATCGTGTCAGGTTTCGCCAGACCTGAAAACATTCCAGTTCAAACTTGGAACGGGTTGAAAACCATTTAAAAAAAGAGAAGCCGCACGGGGAAGAAGATGAACCCGTGCGGCTTTATCAATGACAGCACTAAAAGTCAATCGCCAAAACTTTCAGCACTTCACATTATACTAGGCCAACTTATTTTCGTCAACGAACGTTTTACCAAGTTTGCCACCCATCACCTGATTAACAGCAGTGTAAACCGTCTGCGAGACACCCACCACAGCAACAAGGAGTACACCCCACGTATAACCGTGGTTGAACCCGCCTACCGCCGCGATAGCCAACACGCCCAACACGATGCTAACAGCGAGGCTAAACAGTGCGGTCATGTTATCCGGCAGAATAGGTTTAACAACCTGCACGAACACGGGAGCAACCAAACCGACGATAGCAACCGCGATAGTCTCAGCCTGCGTAACATCCATAATTTACTCCAATCACCAATACAAGGTTTCGCCCGGGTAAATCACGTTAGGATTGCCCGAACGATAGCCCTTAATCTGACTCATACTAATCTTATATCGTGACGCGATACCGCTCAACGTGTCACCATACCGCACAGTATAACGACGTGCTCCCCCCGTGGAAACGCTAGACCCGCGACGGCAAACACGCTCACCAGCATAAATGATGTTCGGATTGCCGCTACGGTAGCCCGTCCACTCATTCCAACTGCCACCATAGCGTGATGCAATCGAACTCAACGTGTCGCCAGACTGGACGTAAACGCATTGCGCAGAGGATTGAGCCGTGCCGCATCCCAAACGATTATTCACAATCCTCATGACCGAATCATAATAGCCGCCCAGCAAAGCCTTGCGTGTCGCGCCATTACCGTATCTGCCCGCGATAACGTCGTTCGCCATCTGATTCACATCGCCATTAGACGTAGTGTTCGGCGTATCATGTCTGACAGTGGTAGTGGTGCCAGTATTAGCGAACGAGTTCGGCACGCACCCACTACGTTCACCGCAAGCAATCCGACCCCAAGCGGTTTTATCACCGAAGAACAAGTCAAGGTCAAGGAAGCCACCATACCCATTCAACATACCGTGAGACGTGTATTGCAACATGCCCTCACCGGCACTGCCAGCATTCCACGGCTGAGCCTGATAGCCGGTAACGGCATTGCTCGCATACTGAGCCTTCCACAGCATGCAATGTTGACGCACGTCCTGCGGAATCTGCCACACGGCAGACGCTTGAACGTAAACCACCGGCCAAACACTAGTACGTTCATGCACACGGTTCACCCACTGACGCACCCAATTACCATTACCCCACGCGGCATTACGGTAGCTCTCCCAGTCCAGCACGAGCATGGAACGGCCAACATAAGAGCCTACCGTGTTAACGAAATAGTCGGCTTCCGCAATCGCACTGCCACCATTCGCATAATGGTACAATCCATGAATCTTGCCAGTTTCGATAGCGCCAGTAATCTGACTAACCCACGAACTGTTAGTGAAGTCCACACCCTCGGTGGCCTTGACGATAGCAAAATCGGCCGGGATGACGCGCGTAATGTTAGCCGGTTGCCAACCGCTCACATCCACACCGTTCATGTCCGCCATAGCCACGCTAGGCGCGAGCATGATAGCTGTACTCAATGTCAAACCGGCAACCGGTTTGACCATGCTCCGCTTAAACCGCTTATGTTTCGGTGTTCGTTTCATTTTCCCTCCCTACTGCTTGCGCAAGTACGAATCTTGTTAGTTATCTCAGTGCCCACACCATTACCACCTAAAGCATGGTAGGCGGTGTAGACGCGTTCAACAGTTTCCTTATCCGCGATGGGCACGAACCCGTTATGCTCCCGTTGTTCGTCAAACTGTTTCAGTTTGCAGAACAAGAGTTCTTTCACACCCTCGCGTAACGGGTTGCGTTTCGCATCGATTTTGCTTAACACCCATTGCACAAGAATAGTCACCGTCTGACTGCCGAGAATGGCGTACAATAATGTCGTCTCCATCAATGTTCCCAATCAATCGGGGGCATGTTGAAATCGTAAGTGATTTTCATTGTCTGCCTGCTGTTCTTCGTCACTGGCTTATCCAATCGGGCACGACTGAAATACTGCGAACCCAAGTACAGTCCGGTATTCGCGTAATCGCCGCCATAGGCTAGAGCGAAACCGCCTATGAACGTCATGCAGGCAAACGGTGATTTTGCCTCCCATCGTGCGCATGGTTTCAACGCGTTAGCATTATCGTCAATGTCATACACTTGATTGCCGAGTAGGATACTGTTTTCCTCCGGCATAGCGGAAACATGATAATAATCACCAGTGAAAGTTTTCTTAAGCTGGAAAGAAGTCGAATACTCCCTGACCTCATGTTGGAAGAGGATGAAAAACGAGTCACGAATCGCGGAGTAAGAAATATCTCGGCAATAATCTCCTATATTGTGCGTTGTCACGTCAGTCAGGTCAGACACCGGCGCACTGCAAATAGACTCACGGTTAACCCAATAAATGGAATGATTATACGCGGTTAACGTCTTATAGGAGTCTAACCCGGCGTTGGGCACTTGCGTTTTTACTCTATTCCACGTATCCCCGTTAAGTCGTGTAATCCAATCATCCAACGTGAACGCGATAAGCATATCAGTGTCCGGAGTGTAGATTTTCCCATCACAGTAAGTCACAGGCCACTTAACCTGATAACCTGTCAACAGGTTATAGCCTGCTATATATTCTGTGTTACTCGTGGATGGGCTGCTATAAATGCTTTGGAACGTGCCATTGCCTTGCGAGGTTGAAAAATCGAACACGAAACGCAACGAGTTCGCCTTGCGATATGATTCATCCTGATTGAAACTACACTCGTTAACATTATTGGAAACATATTGGTGATAACCGTAGCTCAGTGGAGTCCCATGAATCACACGTTCCCGAGTATTCACCGGCCCAGCGTAGTCGGTCAGAATAAACGCACTATTAAACGCATACTGTGGGAAAACGGAAACAGTATGAGACAAGGTTTCTTTATCGGATAACATCATGAATTGCGCGTTAACATACTTGCGCAACGCGTCATAAACGAACGGGCTAACGTAATTATCATGCTCAGCATGGTCTACAATCCGCCCGTCCTCCATAACATCAACAGCCACGTGACCTTTCACATGCGGCATAATATTCAACCGTTCCACTGACTCATTCAAAATATTTCCCCTCACTTTCAAAGCGTCACCGTGACACTCACGTCAAGTTCATTTATTTTAATTTTAGTCGAACCAGCCAAACCAAGCGTACTCAAGTCAAACGAGGTAACCCCGTCAACAACAGCAGACATTTCACGTTGACTCTTGTCCGGCAAGATAAGCGTAAACACGGTATCATCCTTGGCGTTAGTGATTGTGAGCGTCTTATCCTCAAGCCACACAATCGGATTAACCACGTCTTCAGATTCACGCCACTCCGTCTTAAACCGTTCCACAGTTTCAGCAACAGTAGTGTCGTTACGTTCCGGGAATGTGATAGACGTTGTATCCTCAACGTTACGCCATTCTCGTTTAAAACGTTCCACAGCGTCAACCACGCGTCGGTCAGGGCGTTCGTTAGTGATGCCACCATACGCACCCTTAGCTGAAATATAAATTTGCGCATCATTGATAGCGAGACTACCAGCACCACCATGCTTCAGATACAAGTCAAGCGTGGTTTGGTCATTGCTCGAAACGTTCGTAATAAGGAATGGGAGGCCGATAGTGACATACCCTTCCGCGCATGTCTGCATGATACGCGGCCCCGCCTTTTCACCGTTCAGAAGGAAATAGCCTTCGAGTAGTCCAGCCGTCGTGGTTTTAACTGTTAGACATAGATTACACTCAAGCATGGTGTCCGCGTAAACATTAATGCTCAACGGCAGGACTCGCGTTGCAGTATCACCTAGCGTATATTCCGCGTCGTTGAATGCTTGAAATACGCTAGCCTCCGTCGTCGATGTCGTATCGCCGGTAATATCATCGGTCGCAATCGTGAACGATGGTGGCACGTAATCCAATGTCACACTATCATCATCATGAACACTGGACGTGTGGATAACACTAACAGTGGTCAACACGCGCACGTCAAGCACATTATCCCAAACGTACGCTTGCTGACCCAAACGCAAATCACTGATACCATCAACAGCCGCCAAATCGTAAGATAGCGTCGGATAGGCGGACACGGAGAGTTTCTTCCTCGCATCATCCAGTAGATTCTGTACGACGGTGTAACGTTCGTCCTGCCATTCCTGCCGTTTCGTGAATCGGGCACGCGCCTCATTCTCACTCATGCCCAAAGACGTGTACCAGCCGAAGTCCTCCACCAACTCACTGCCGTGATTCACGTTCGCCACAGTCAGCCCGTTGGCGCCGATAGGATGCAATACCGTGCAAGTCGGCGGCGTCTCAGTCTTCTTAATGTTCGCCATGTTCACGTCATAGTTGAACACGACACCGGAAGGTGTCATATCCCGTTTGATAAACGAGACTTTACGCTGGGCGGAGTCGAACGATAACACTTGGTTGGACTGATTCGCCAACCACGTCAACAATTCCGTGACCTTTTTGCCTTGCAGGTCGACGTAAATCGTGCGCGTATCATCCTCAATCGTTCCAACCGTCCAAAGCGTGTTGGAAAGCAGTTGCGTGACCGCCGCACTCAACTTCGCCTTCTCGACTTGAAAAGATTCAACCTCGATTGAAGCCATTTCAGCCTGCGCTTCATCCGCGATAATCTCACACGTCTCCGTGTCGCGCGTACGGTTCACTTCGTTAATGACGAATCGACGGTGTTGGAATAATAGTTCCATGTCTCCCACAACGTCGGTTGCTTCGTCAATGCCAACGGTGACGGTAAGCTGATTAGTGGAGTCGGAACGTTGGTCAAACGTCCATTCCGCGCGCGGGCTGAGCGTACGAAGTTCATGCCCCTGCAATCCCACAAGAGTGATAGTGTCTTCTGCCAGCATCACAGCCACCTAGCAGTATACGAACCATTACCACCACAGTCAGGGTAGAACCTAACCGTATTCCCCGACTGCCTTAATTTCGGGAACGTGCCGGACGTTTCCAATACTGTCAGTTTGTTATTGACGGTAACAGTACGCGTCTCACTGTTGACCACTATCACGTCACCCTGAGCGACTTGCATATCCAAAGTGAGCACGTCACCGTTAACATTCATACTGAAATTGTTGGCGGACTTATTCACCACAAGATTAAAAACCGGTTCCACATTGTAATTGGTGTGCAACGTGTCAGTCGGGAGCGTGTCGAAATCAATATCATACACGACACCATAACGGAACGGGTCAGGACACGTGAACGTGATAGTACCACTCGCGTAAGTCTCATGCTCTTCCAAGTCAATCGCACTTACGATAGCCTGATACGTGCCCTCTTGGTCACTGAAAGACAGACTAGCTGGAACGTCGGTAGCAAGCACGCTCATAAGCTTAGACGCGTAAGATGGCATCATCTGAAAACAATAGCCGATAACGGTTACTTCCACTTGAATATCGCGCGCGGGATAACGATTGCCTACGAATCGGCTACCGTGCGCACCCTTATACGCTACCGTGGTCACGTCCGGGCTTACGAACTCACGGCCAGTAACGTTACCGATATAAAGCACGGTATCCGGTAGGACGGTAGCCAAATCAGTGTTATTGAAAACGATTCTCAATTTCACACCCTCTTCAAGTCACGACGTTGCAAACGGTTCAATTCCTGCGCGATAAGACGAATATCATTATCAGAACGCACCTGCATATGTTCAATTACAATATTAGTCTGCGGAATCGCGGACGTGACACCACTCGAAGAACTCTCAAACACCGGCAGTGAGCCAGTAGTAGTAGTCGGCACCTTTACAGCGTCAACCATATCCAAACTCAACGAGTCCAACGAGTCCATCAAACCACTAGTGTTAGCCTTGATACCCATTTCAATACCGGACGGAATATACTTGCCAACCTCTTCGGCCATGACTCGCGACGGGGAATGAATACCCAACGCTTGCTTAGCCCACTTGACGATATTGTTACCGAATCCAAGAATATTATTACGCACCCAATTGAACATGTCACTGATACCATTCCACAATCCGCGAACGATATTACCGCCAGCATCCTTCAGCCAATTCACCGCACCGTTGAAACAGTCCCTGATTCTCCCGGGGATACCCGTGATGAAGCCCATAGCCTCATTGAATCTGTTCACAATAGCATCCTTGACTTCTTGGAACTTACCACCGAACCATGCGCCAATATCGTTGAAAAATCCCTTGATTCTGCCGGGGATACCGCTGAACCAATCAGTGACAGCATTCCACGTGTTCGTAATGTTTGTTCCGGCGTCGGTGAAAAACTTGGTGATACTATCCCAAATGTTTTGGAAGAAGTCGCAAAGGTTTTGCCACAAGTCTTGCATGGTCTGACAGAAGTCCTGCCATGCTTGCTTACCCGCGTCAGTCTGCGTGAAAAAGTAAACCAACCCAGCTACAAGTGCCGCCAATAGTGTGATAACCAACACCATCGGATTAGCCGCCATAGCCGCGTTAAACAGCCATTGCGCTACAGTAGCGGCAGTCTCCGCAAGACTAAACGACTTAAGAAAACCGACCACAGTACCGATGATTTGCGCTGTCTTAAACACGGCAAAACCTGCACCAATACCAACAAGTGCCGAAACAATCCACGTACTATTCGCACTAAACCAATCGGAAAATGCTTTCAGGAGGTCAAGCGCCGGCTGGATTGAATTGCCGACTGCTTCGAACGCTTTCCCGACAACACTACCAACACTACCTAGAATGTTCGCTAGCCCACTCCAATCAGTGTTATTAACGAAGTCGGTAAACTTCTTCGCCATGTCAGTCAAACCGTCTAGGAAGCCCTTAACAAATGGTGTGAACGCGTCACCCAGTGTGCCGCTCATGGTACGTTTGAACGCTTCCCACTGTTGACCGATGCTCATTGTGCTGTCTGCGGCTTCGTCTGTAGCACCCTTAATGTTTTGATAAGAGTTCGGCACGTTGCCGAGAGCTTCAATCATGCCGAGCGCATTATCCTCGCCAAGACTAGACCAAAGCGTTGAAGCTAGACTGGCTTCCTTGGTTTTATCAGTCATGGTGCCCATTTCACCGATAACCGCGCTCAACACGTCTTCAGCAGTGGCCTTACCGTCCTTGAAATTGTTGAAAACGTCCTGAGTGCCCTTTGAAAACTCTCCAATACTCTGCTCTATACGCCCGTCCATAAGGGAGGTAAGGAACTCGTTAAGGAAGTCTCCAACCTTGTCCAATTGGTAGGCTCCACTATCCACGCCAGCCTGAAGCAAGGAGAAATACTCTTGCGCGGACGTACCGGCTTCAGCCCAACGGCCACCATACTCGCTCAGGTTGTCCGCGAGTTCATCCGTATAGTTCAGACCATTCTGCATACCCTTGGTCATAAGGTCGGTAGCATCCTGCGCACTTAAGCCGAATTTTTCCATAAGGACTTTTACGCCACGCACGCTCTCACCCGCGTCCGCGTCAAAGGTTTGCGCCCACACTTCAGTAGCCTTGGTGACAGTGTTCAAATCACCCTCACCAATGCCACGAATCACAGAACTGACATTAGACGCGACATTAGCCACGTCTTCCAAACTCTCGCCCCAACCTTGCCGGTAGAGTTCGCCCGCTACCTTGCCAGCGTTTTGAGCGGCCACACTACCCTTGCCCAACTGGGCGTCCAAAGTGCCTTGCACATCAATCTGGCTAATCGCCGAGTCAATACCAGTCTTGAACACGCCGCCGACTGCGGCAAGAGCGCCGCCAATACTCGCGACTTTCACAAGTTTGCTAGGCAGACTCAACCCTAAACCGTCAGCAAGTTCACTAATACCGTCAAACGTTTTACTAAACGCGTCCTTAATACTTGGCGCGTTCTTCCCACCGTTCTTGCCAACGTCTTCGGTGGCCTTGTCCGCTTGCTCAGCTGATTCTTTAATCTCGTCAGTGGCGTTCTGAATATCCTTCACGCCTTTTTCGTAGCCGCTCGTGTCAATAACGGCATCGAAACGAATCTCCCCCGCTTGCGCCATGTCATATTCCCCGTTCCAATTGCTTCACGTATTGTTTTAACACTTTGTCTCCCTTTTTGGCTTGCGACGCTCCAACCGCAACATACATATCATTCACGTGTAGTATGCGGTCACGGATTGCGAGACTCCGCCCAGCGTTCAATAAGGCTATGAAAGTCTCGTAACTCACCTCGTCAGCTAGCACGTCACGTATCGCCTGCCAGCCATAATATTTGCCGAACTCAGCTAACAGTAGTTCGTCATCACGAAAAAACGCCGAAGCTTTAGACTTGCTCTCAGCCTGCCGCATGGCCTTAAGCTTCGCTAACTGCTCCGGCGTGAAATCGTCAATGACCTTATGCACCGTCATTGACTACCCCCATTAGAAATACGTTTTACCGAAAACGAAACGCATAATCTGACGCATAACCGCCTGATATGCTAGCGGGTATTTCTGTTCCGCTTCCTCAGCCCACGTTTTAAACTCGTCGGTCGGGGAGACGAGTGGGATAAGCAGATTGCACAAGTCGTTTTGAATCTTCAACAATTGCTTACTACTCATATCCTGAGCGTTCAATGCTTGGAGGGTTTTCACCTTGTCCATGAACTTCAGATACGTGCCCGCACCCATAGGATTCACAGTGAACACGGTGCCTTCTGGATTATTGGAGGTAATCAGTTTGAAAGTGTGTTCCTCGGTTTGTTCGCGAGTGTCGATAGTGACGATTTCACTCATGCTTCACCTCACTTTCCAACGTGGTCGCTTGCCGTAATTTCCACGTACTCCTGTTGCTCGGGGTCATACTTGGTGTGCTTGGTAGTGTCGGAGCAGCCGAAGTTAACGTAACCCTTCTCGTCAGGGAGCATGGTCACGTTAAGTTCGATAGTCACCGGGTCACTCGTGCTACCGATAGTGAACTCGCCGCCATTCTGAATCAGAGCGGCCGGGATATACACGTCGTTAGTACTATCCGCGTCACACGTGTTATGAATTACGATAGGACTGGACGTGATGGCGGAACACTCACCCGCACCGAAAGTAACCTTGGTACCTGCCGTGCCCTTAGTAGCAAGACTTGGGAAGATGCGGCCAAGCACTGCCATGTTCGGAATGATGAGTGGAATAGTGGCGCTGATTTCGCTATAGGTGCCGGTAGGAATACTAATAGTTCCGGCTTGAGACTCCACGTCCACCGTGTTCGGGGTGAGTGTGATGGTGATACCATCGGAGCCGACGAGTTCGGGTGCGAATTCTTCTTGGCCGATGTATACGGTTTTCTTGCCGATTAGACTGTAGTCTGTGGTAGCCATATTGTGTTACTCCTTATTGAGAATGATTATCGTTTTCTGCTTAGTTCCTAGTTTATCACTTTTACCCCACTTAAGTCTGGTAGCGGGTAGGTGATGGTGAAGTGGATACTTTTCACGTAGTGGCCTTCATTGTCTACTGCGTCTAGGTCTATACTGCTTGCGGGGCTTATGGTGAGCTTATTATAGACTATTGGGCTTTCGGGTTGACAGCTTAGCGTGCATTGGTCTACTAGTTGCGTGTTGATGTATTCCATGAGTTTTAGTAGGTATTCGCCTTGTCGGATTACATCGTAGAAGCGTGTGCTTATGGTGAGTTGGTCGGTGTAATGGCCGTTGCCGTTGCTTACTGTGGTTGAGGTTATCCATATGCCATCTTTGCTACTTACTGCTCCCGTATCGAGGATAGGTGACTCGTTTACGAATATAGTTTCCCCATAGGTGCCGAAGCCGTGTTCTGCTAGGTCTAATGCTACTGCCAGTTCAATCATTTGAGTATCCTTTGGAAATAGTTGTCCGCGTGTGCTTGGGCTTTAGCTACTGCCCGATGTAGGTAGAGTCTTGTGCCGGGGTGGCGATGGTTTTCGTATTCTCGTCGTTTGGCGTATGGGACTCTGCCGCCACCGAAGGAGACATAGCCTTTCATGCCTTGGAGTTTGAAACGGCCTGAATCTTTCAATAGGCCGGGGTGTTTGTCTTCGGGTGCTTTGCCGATTGGAGCGTTGGTTACTGCATCCTTGTGTATGTCGGTGAGCATGTGGGCTAAACCGTTACGCATGGCTTGACGGCCTTGCTCGTACACGCCTTTATTGATTGTGACGCGTAGGCTCATAGTGTGCTCCTTCCGTATGGTTGAGCGTAGACGGTGATGAATCGTGTTTTTCCGGTGGTCATGTCGTCGCCTTGACTTGCTTGAGTGATTTTGAATGCCCGGTTTTTGGTTTTGACTATCAGGTCTAACAACATGTCCGGGTCGCGTAGGTCTGTTGGTATGTCTTCGGCTTGCAGGTGGAATCGGCGAGTGGCGATACGTACACCATAGTCTCCGAACGCGTCCGAGTTGGTGGAACGTTTGATTATCGCGTGTACGTCTGCTAGCTTCTTATTGTTTCGTTCACTACTCGCATACTTCCAGAGCTCGACTGTTTCCACTTGGTCGGGGAAGAGGGTAAAAGGATTACAGTCCAAGGCCATCACCGTCTCCAATCCAATACGGTACTACTGGGAGTGTGTTGGATGTCGCGATACCTCCCACGCCTAACGGCTTATCGCAGAGGCTCCACATGTTGATAACGGTTAGATATGGTTGAATGGATTGAGTGAGCGTGTCGGTGGAGGTGTCCCGCTGGTAGGATACGCTAACGTCTTCGATACTCTTGCTAGTGATAATATCCGTTTCGTCCGCATGTCGTTGCATTGCGCTGACCATGCCTGACAACACGGCTTGCAGACTAGCCGGGAGGGTGTCGAAACCGTATGTTCCTGCGACGGTTACTACAGTACCCGGCTCTGCCTTGGTTTCGAGGGTGAGCGTGTTGCCGTACATTTGTTCGACTTGGCCGGTAGTGTAATCCATGTCACCTACAGTAGGGTCAAACATGAATTCAACTGGATTATCGTTAAAAGTCACACCGGTGACACGGGTATACCATGCGGATAGAACAACTTTTCGACCATCCTCACTTACGATTGCTGGGTTACTCCCAGTAGCTTGAGCAACCATTGCGCCACATAAAAGTTTCTGCAATGCGGGCAGTATAGTTGGCAACCATTTACGAGCGTTCTCACCGCCAATATTCTCAATCGGGATAAAAGACATTTTTCCTCCAAATATGCGAAAAGGGGCACCCCACATTGGGATACCCCTACTATTCTACCGGTTACGCATTAGACTTGATGGCGTCAAGAATCGCGTTCACGGTGGTGATAACGTTCGCCAGTCCCGCGTCACTCTGCAACTTGGTGAGCTTACGAAGATTTGCCAACGCGTTTCCGGTATCATCCAGTTGGGCACTGAAGTTAATGTTCTTCCCGGAGTTATCAACGAAACTTACTTGTGTGACATGCTGAGACTTGGGCGCGTCACCGTCCGTGAGATGTGCGTAAATATTAGTCATACCTAATCCTTAAAAACGAGATGGGTAGGGTCGTAACCCTACCCCCGTCACTTATCGTCAGGCGCTAGCCTTCGGTGTCAGAATACCGGCACTCTTGACCTTGGTCAGAGCGCCACCAGCGAAGATTTCACTCAAGTATTCCTGCTCATTAGTCTTCAGAGCGAAATTAGTGAAAGCGCTGATAGACGTGTCACCAACCACGCCATAGGCTTCCGGCACGATAATCACGGCACGGGTCGTAGCGTCGTCCGCATCAGTCCACCAGTCCGGCGTGATAACCTTATCCACGCCAAGGTAGGCGGCGAGATTATCATTACCGTAGCCGACGAGCGGACGGCCAATGCCATCAGCCGCAGTGATAATATCCACCTTGGTATCAGGGCTGAGCACAAGTACCTTAGTGCCAGTGGCCGTAATCTTGGATGCAAGGCCGACCACATCGAGCACGAGATTAGCACGAGTACCCTCGGCCGCACTCAGAACGAAATTCTTCCCCGCAAACTCGCTGGAAGTGTCCTTAGCATCGGTCTGCACGCTACGGAAGAAATCAAGGTCGGTATAGCCGCCAAGAATAATCTGGCGGTCGATAGCGTGAAGAATGTAATTCGGCATTTCAGCCAGCAGGTACTTCACGAGGGCGCCCGGCTTATCGGTACGACGAATATCACCCTTGTTAAGCGCTGCATACTTCACCACGAAATCGGCGGCAAGCTTACGTTCCACAAGATTAAACTTCTGCGTCTTCTTCGAGGTGCCATAGTCTGCCACCTTGTAGCCGTGGGCGCGAGTGTCATCGGTCAAGCCTGCCAGCTGAGCGCCAACAGTGAAGCTGTCAACGTCAAGCTTACGATACAGCGGCCACAGCTCGCTAGCCTTGTTGAGGACGTCTTCAATCTCGGTAATAACCGAAGTCGGGACAAGTTTGCCAACACTAGCTTCATCGATGGAAGAGTTGTCGGCATAGGCGTGGCGTGCCAGTTCCTCACGCCAAGCATTCTTAAAGCCCTGCACGCCCTGATTATCGGTACGCCACAATGCTTGCTCGTACGCCTTGGTAGCATCCTCGCTCTTCAGCCAGTCCTTCAGCGGGTCACTGGCCTTGGCGAGAGACTGACGCGCACCGCCCGCACTGTTGATGATGATGTTGGTTCGACCATTAGCCACGGTGTCACCCTCCTTACTGTTTTCTGCCTCGTTGGACTGCGCCGGTTCTTCCGGTTCGGTATTGTCACCGTCATTTTCGGTCAGTCCATTGATAGCGTCCGTGATTTGGTCAATCAAGGTTTGCGCTTCATCCTTGGTGAGATTGTTCTTGAGTTCCATTATTTTTCCTTCGATATTGTTTAGGCTACGGAATACGGCTTTACTGTCGGCACCTCGATAGACCACGCTGATTTCGACTAGTTCGGCGTTATGGATTACACCGTTTTCGTCGGGGTCATTGTCGAAGTCGATTGTGATGCTGAAAGAGTTCGTTAGCATTCCTTCACTTGCCAACTGTTGCACGTTCTGGCCTTGCTCATTGTCGCTTAGTCGAGCCTGAGCCATTAATCCGTCATCATCAAACCAAAGTTTCTCGATGATGCCGACTTGCGCCGTGATACTCGGCATATGGTCGAGCAGTAGCGGCAAGGTCAGTCGGTCAGAGTCGGTCAGGTCGGCTACGAGCTTGAGTTGGCCGTCATTCACGGGGGCTTGCAGTGTCGCAAGGTCTACCGTGTAGCCATTGGTCATACGCGTACCGGAGTTGGCAAGGAACGTCAACGTGTGGCCGTCACTGCTGACATTGTTCGCGTCGCATGTGAGTGTCTGTTGCATTCCTATTTCCTTACGTTTTGAGCGTCCTTACGGGGCTTTATTGCTCTACACTGATTCTAACACTATTAATGAGAATGATTCTCACTAAGCATGGTGATGCGATAGAGCAGATAGGCACGGCAGTTAGGACACTTGAGCATAAGGCGGATACTATGCTCCGTCTCGCCTAGGAACCTTCCGCACTTCTTGCACTTGATTTCCATCACGCCACCTCGTATGTCTGCGTGCAACGACAGCGCGGGTGAGCCGCCGCAGTAACCATCGAAACATAGTCATTGGTGAAGGTTTCACCGTCAATGTCCACGGAATCACCCTCGTCCATGAAGCTTTCAGCAAGCCCCACAACTTTGCCGTTCATATGCTCGCAGAATGGACACGGCTTCTGCTCACTGCCAGCGTCAAGGCCGCTAGTGTGCCAGACCTTTTTCAAGGTCACGCCGGTTTTACTGCTTAGATTCTGCGCGCTGTAGAGATTGCCCAAGCGTTCCGCATTCCTCAACTCGTTCCCGGCCAGCAATTCGGCTCGGTCATCGTCAAGCAACCCGTACAATTCATGTACAAGTTCCTTGTAATCCAGCTTATCCTTGATGCCTTGCGAGATAACCTTGGCAATGCTCTTATTCGCAGTACCCGTCACAGCGGCCACAGTCTTGGTCAGTTGTTTGCGGTACGCCTTTTCAAACGTATCCGGCAATGTCTCCCAGCCGACAAGTTGGGCAATCTGTGAGGGCGTCCAAGCGTCAAGAATCTTGGCAATGTCTGGATTAGTTTTGGCTAGTTCCTGCATGGCTTGAATAATCGTCTTCCCCGTCGAGTTAGCGTAAGCGACGATTTCCGGCTCATAGACAGCGAAAAGGCTGTCCACTAGTTCTGCTTGAATCACACCACTATCCACGTCAGTCTTAGCGAAACTATGCGCCGCTAGATTAAGGTCAATCAAGTCACGGTAGAAATTGCGGACTAGCTTAGATGCCTTGCTTACGGTTGATTCTTCAACGTCCGGTTTTACCGGTTCCGTCTTAACGTCATCATCTTTCGAGGCCTGAATCTGTGGCACAATCTGTGGGGCTTCCGGCTTCACGAAAAGAGACGGTGTGGCCGGTTCCAGTTCCAGCGCATTGAACTCGTCTGGCAAGTGCAATGCCTTCACAGCGGTTTCCACACTCGCTCCAGCATTGATAAGCTTGATAAGCGTTTCGACCTGCACTGCCTGAGTGTCGGCCTGCACCTTGCGCATATCCGTCTGTGCCGGAATATCGAGGGTGAAATTTATGCCGTATCCAAGACCCCCCGTGATTCGGTCAAGCTCGAACTGAAATTTGTCCCACACCGTCATGCAGAGCGGTTTCAACGTGTTTCCAACGAAAGCACGTTCGGCTTGCTCGGCATTGGCATAGGTCTGCCCATTATCGATACCGCGCACAATATCCGGCACCGCGAGGGCGCTTGCAAGTCGGCTGTTAACCACGTCGTTAAGACTGGACAAGTCGAGCGAATTATTGGCCTGCTGGAAAGGCACCCACACCAATTTACCGGTATCTGACGGTTTGCCACTCAGCGGGTCTACCGGAATCATGTTATACACCACACCGTTATTGCGTCCGGCGCCTTGGAACGCCTGCTCAAGCTGATTTTTGGTGCGGGTGAAATCATCGGCGGTAGCGGACACAATGCCCATCATGCCAGCGGGGACAGCACCGTTGGCGAAGAAGCCACGCTCGTAATCCGCTATCATGTCATCGACGTTAGCCCACTTGCGGATGGTCTGCGCGGGACTGATGCCACGCGACGGGTCAAGCGGATGCGTGGAATAGCTGAGTGCGATAGTCTCGTCACGCGTGAAAGTACGGGTCTCCAAACGTCCGTTAATGGTCATGGTGACGCGATGCGTCCAAGTCGTATGACTACTATCCCACTGCCTACTATCTTGTGGCAGGAACGTATAGCCCGCGATATTGTCCGGAGTAATTTCGCCGCCCGGCTGAACATATCCGCCTTGATTCGTCCACACCAAAATATCAAGATGCGACTGGGTGAGAATACTATTGGCGATGAATTTCAGGAACTCAAGGCACGAGAATTGGTCATTAGGCGCGTACAATGCTTTGAGCGCGGGAGGCGCCGGGTTGATACGCTCGCCTTGAGCGTCAACAGCATAAGGAATGATAGTGGCGAAACGTCCGGCAATCGCGTTGGAATATGGGAAAATCTGCGCGTACGCATCATAAGGTGGAATTACCTGCGTTCCACTGCCGCTAACCCTAGTCCATCCTTCAGTCAATGCGGGGGACGTTGGACGTGTAAAGAAACTTCTGATTTTATATACGAGTTTAGACAATGTTACCGTCTTTCAATAGGCTTATTGATAACGGTTCCCATTATACTAGGAAGCCCCCGCAATCACTGCGAGGGCTTATCCCAGTCAACCAATCCACCGGTAAAGAAAAGGACAAAGCTTTACCGGCACTATCTATAATACTTCAACATCCCAACTTGTCAACTTCACCGGCGTGTACACGCTCAATAAAACCGCGTCCGCAAGGTCAGGTGAACCAACATTATTAGCCACCTTGTAATCCGCTTTCGCTTGCACTTGACGTTGATTCTTCGTCGTGAGTTTCCACTCGCGCGTGCTTAATTCTTCGAACAAGTCGTTTTTATCAGGCAAGGAGTTAATGAAATGTATGTCACCGTCTACTAGTTTCTCAGCGAAAGTAAACCACATCTCGCTATTGATGTTGGGATATTTCGTATTGTCCTTAGCGCGTGACGCGGAATTAATCGGCTGAACCGGTAACCCGTCAGCAATAAGCATGTCTGTCAGGCCACCGCCAACACCGCAATCATCAATATTAATCGCGACGGGATTGTATCGGTCTGCCAGTTGTCTAATGGTCTGCGCCGAGTCCGTTAAACGCGTGTGGTTCCAGCTGATTAAATCGATAATAGTGCCGCTCTTGTTGACTGCTACGGCTGTCCGGTCTGCTCCCAGTCGTGCAACGTCAACACCAAAGGTTATGCCACCGTCAGGCATGATGGTGGTTTCAGCTGACTGCAATTGTCGCCACGACATGATGCGGTTAAGCACTTTATCGGTCGGTTTACCCTCCCAGATGTGCGCGAAGTCGGGAGACCCTTTAGCCTCCTGCACTTGTTGCAACACTTCACGCGGCAGTAGTCCAGCCTTGAGCGCAGTACGATAGGTGACGTGCCGGTGGATGGTTCGCGCCTTGACTTGTTCGTTAGCATTCCATACGAACCGCTCCATAACCTCGTCTTTCGGTGTCAGCGGGTTCATGGCAAAAATGACCGTACTGTTTTCCTTGCGGATAGTCGGCAGAAGAATATCAAGCGAATGCTTCGAAATAAATTGCGCTTCATCGATGAAACAAACGTCAATACCCTCCAAACCTTTAACCGTGGTTTCGGGGTCATTATGCAAGCCCTTGAAAACGAAACTAGTCCCATTTTCGTGCTCTATCGAGTCTTTCGTGATAGCGTACCCGCCAAGGTCTAACAACCGTATAGAGTCCTCAAGACTCTTCTTCACAGATTCGTTAATCGAGTTTTGGAACTCACGAGCGCACAAGACACGAATAGGCTTGACAGCTCCACGCAATACTAACGACTGACATATAGTCGTGGTTTTGCCTGAACTGCGCCCACCCTCAAAAACGAAATAGCGGGCTGGCGGTGTAAGCGAGTGAGTCCACCAAAAAAGGCTAGCATAATCATCAGGAATCTTCATAACACGTATTCTAATAATGGATATGGAAACGCCCCTCTAGTCGCGCGATTAGAGGGGCTGTGGTTTTACTTTTACATGCCATGAGATTATCACACGCATAAGATGCAATCTCATGCCAGCCAGTGCTTCAGACTGGGAGCATTTCGGCGCATCCCATTATCTCTCATGCCAATAATGTTCATAGGCGCTCGGCTCGGGGGCTGACGGGGTTCGAACCCGCGACATACAGACATGATACTTAGTCATGTTGAGACACGACAAATAGCCACGTCCAGTTCTGTCCGCTGAACTACAGCCCAAGCAACGACATAATAGACGCATGCTTCTATTATGTCTCCGCTCTCCCGTCTGGACTCGAACCAAAACAAACAGTACCAAAGACTGCCGTGCTACCCATTACACCACGGGAAAATTGGTTAGCTTGGACTTTAGCGGGCTACCGCCGCAATCCTATCGACCGCCAACCGTTGACCGGAGAGCACATGTTACCTCACTATCGACCATGCTCGCTAGCCGCCCTTTTATATTTCGTCTGAGTCACTGCAAGAGTAGTGTACTCAACCGCCTAACGCTTATCCTAGGCTCACGTCAGGATTGCGGAACGTGAGGGATTCGAACCCCCGAACCGTTGCCAGTTAGCACCTTAGCAGGGTGCCCGCTTAAACCACTCGCGCAACGTTCCAGCCCCGCCTAGCGCAAATGAAAGGAAAACTAGACGGGAATTAAATTATATATATAGATAGATAGCTCAATTTCTTTTCTTGCCGATAAATAATATACATTGTCTTGCGCGATAATGCAACTCAGCGTGTCATAAAAATCAGCTGATATAACGACGGCTGGAATCTTTCTCACGCCATATCATGTACAGACGTAGTATATACGCCTTTTGGTTACGCGGATATGCTTTCATCAATCCAGACCGAACACCATTGATATTACGTCTCACCATGCGAACAGTCTTCGAGCCACGCGTAAGCCGCCAATTATCCCAAATGAATCGGCCAAAGCGAACCGTGGCATAACTCATGTCTTCCGCTGGATGCTGGACGAATTCAAGCCATTCGCGCACAGTCCAAAAATCATTCTTCATCTTCATCACCCTTGACAAACTCGATATTAATAGTGGGTGGCACGTATCCGTTAACCGTCTGTTCAACCGGTTGCAACGCCTTGCCGTCAACGCGGTCAACAGTGTCAACTAGCTTCTTCCACCCTTCATCTTTCTTCATGTCAAGGACGGTTTTCAACGCGGCTTGCTGGAATTGGGTAAGTTCCCCCGCTTTGGACTTCAAAATAATTTCTTGAAGTTCTATGTCCGTCATGCGGCCAAACTTATTAACGTTATAGGTGTATGAGTCTTCTTTCCTCCACCTACCATTACACGCGTTCTCCGGGTGGTCACCGAAACCACCCTTGCCAGTCGGATTGTTAACCGTCCCCTTTTTAGCACCCATCTTCGAAGTCCTCCAATTCCAATTGCACACTATGCGGCTTACGGCATTCCGCAATCATGGTTCTTATCTCAGGGTCATCCAAGTCAATCGGCGTTGAATTATGCGGGATACTCAACACTTCCAGTTGTTTCCACGTTAAACTCATAAGCCCAGCGCCTTTAGAATGAGTCTGAACAGCATGATGCAAGCAAGCATCATCACCAACGCAAAATCAACCATCACTAGCACTGCTACGATACTGCCGATGATATGGCCGATGTTCTGTTTAAGCCGCTTCATGTGCTAATCCTTCTACTGTGATATGCGCACCAATATGGGGGCCGGACGCGTAGATTTTAGTTGCTCCTAGGTCAACCACCTGACTATCATCCACCCACACTCCCGCGTCCGTCAAGGCGTCCAACACGGCACGGCACATTTTGTCAATGTCTGGCGGAACGGTAGGCATATGCCGTTTCACGGTTTTAGGACGCGGCATCAAAAACGTGATACGCACCGACACGGGAACATCCTTGGCAAACTGGGTGAACTGTTCCCGATTCATCGCAATACGCGCATTATCAGTCACTAGGCCACGCCACGGCTTCTCACGCTTACTCATTGGGATGGCATGCCCCCGCACGAACCGGTAACTACCTTTAGGTGCGGGAGTCATGCCATACGCGTTAAACGTTAACGTTTTGGTTTTCAAAATGCGGTTTCACCCCAAGCGTCACTATTGCCAAAGTCGTCGAAATTGGACGGGCTAGTCGGCGTCTGCTGTTGCGGAGTCTTCGGCGGACGAGGCGGATACACGGTAAGCTTGGGGAATCGAGCATCGAAATACACTCGTGGCTGTCCGTTCTGGTCGGTACCGCAAGAGTAGTTGAAAGCGGTTTCCAAACGTACCTCACTGCCCTTGTGCAACACTTTTTGCAAGGCTTGGGCACGGTTAACATCCCATTCGGTACAGCGGATGAAAATCTGGCAATCATCAACATACTGCCCAGTCTGCTTATCCTTATGCGACCCGTTACCCGCAACCGTAAACTGAAGAATCTGCTTGCCAGTTTTCGTGGTTTTCATTTCCGGTTCACCGGTGAGCCTACCGTGTTCAATCAGTAGAATAGGGTCATTCATTTGTTTCCTTCTTTCCTTGCCTTACGTCGTGCTCTGTCTTTTTCACGTTTTTTTGCGTTTAAATATGCTCGCTGTTGTGGTGTTAATGCGTCTCGCCACGCTTGAGAGCGTTTGCGATTCTGCTCTAACACTTCTGAATATTTTTCAGGGTTTTCAGCTTTCAGTTTTTTCATGCGTCTAGCTCTACCCTCGCGGCTGATACGGTTGACGTGTTCGCGGTTTTCGTTATCGTATTTACGTTTCCGTTCACATTCAAGTCGTCTGTATTCGGGGTCGGCTCGGACACGTCGCATGTAATCGCGCTTGCGTTGCCTGATTCGTTCACGTTGCTCCGGTGTTGGCGGTTTCCGTTTGCGTCTCGGTTTCGGCTTGCGCATGGCTTCGATTTGGTCACGCAACAGCGTTAAATCGTAGTCACGATGTCTGGCGCGTTCTTGGCCTAATGCCACGTTCAACTCACCTTCGGCGGTTAATGGTCTAGGCATTTACGTGGCCTTCAAGGTTGGGAATTGCGTTTTCTGGGATACGGATTGCCTTGCCAATTTTCGTATGTTCGATAAGGCCAAGGCGTGCCCATCTGCGCACAGAATATTCTGATACTTGCCATTTTTCGGCATATTGAGTAACTGTTAAATATTTCATATTACCCACTATACCACTATGTTGCGTATATTGCAAATACGCAACTTATTAGTACTTTTCACCCCCAGTACACGACATAGATACCCCCAGTGTACGAGATAGACACCCCCAGTGTACGAGGTAGACACTAAGAAGAACCATTTAAGAAGAACCATTTAAGAAGAACCAATTAAGAAAGAAATACTAAAGAAAAATCGGCCAGTTTTACAATCTTAAACAATTGTGTTACGATAGATACCATGAATAGCAATCATGGATTTATGGCAGTGCGCCACTGGGTTATACGAGGTAACCACTTTGACAACGCGAACGAAAAACTCGTGTACCTAGTACTCTGTGACCACACTGACGATAATTCAACATGCTTCCCGAGCGTTGACACAATCGCCAAGGAGTCTCTACTCTGCCGGTCAACTGTATTTAAATGCCTTTCCACGCTCGAAAGCAAAGGCTTGATAAGGCGTATTGCCCGGAAAGCCAACGATGGAGGACGGCAGTCCAATATGTATTACATTGAGACAGCCGAAAATCGTATTCAGGGGAACGGAAGTGCGGAAGATAAAACGCTTTACCAAGCTCCAGAATCGACTCCCACGGTAGAACCCACACACGAACCCACACCGGCAGAACCCGCACGAGACCTCGCACCGGTACAACCAGCGACATATAAGCGCCAAGAATATCCGACAGAGTTCGAACAACTGTGGACGCTCTACCCGAAGCATGTGGCCAAGATGGCCGCATACAAGGCATGGCGTAAAGCCAAAGTAGGTATGAACAGCGCGTTTCTCATGGCAAAGGTGCAAGCATTCGCCGCCCAGTGCGCCAACACGGAAACACGGTTCATTCCGAATTTCGCAACATGGCTCAACGGGGAACGATGGAACGATGAATACCGTCCCGACCCTCCGCAAGCTCGCAAGCCCGCCACGAACGCGGAAAGGAACTTGCAGAATCTCACTCAGGCGATGGAACAGCAGACTGACCTTTTCGGCTTCCAGATTGAGTCCGGCGTGTCACGTCAGTAATCATGTATAATCGATAATGTAAAACAACCAACAAACGAAAGGGACATGAAATGCCAATAGAAGTAAAACACAAATCATTCGCAGACCACGAAAGACTGGACGTTTACGGAGCAAAGCAAGGCAAAACCTATCTCACGGACACCGTGCGACTACAATTCAACAACTGGGAAGACTTGAAAGAATTCCAAAACGAGTTAAATAATCTTTTCCCCGAAAACGTCATAGTAGACGAAAACTTCAAGGAACCAGAAGAAGAAGGATATTACCTCTCGCAAACTGGGATACTGCTCTTAAAGGACGAATGGGGGTGGAGTGTCATACGATTCAAAGACTCCACTTCACCATACTTGGCGCGTGAGATACCCAACTTGCATTTAATCAACGAGAAACATTGGCATAATGTCATCGAACAATTAACTAAAGTCGCACTACCATTAACCCGTGTGAACATTACCCCTTTTTCAGAATGAAAGGACAGAAAAAATGAGTATCACAGTATCCCGTTCCGCTTATGAGGATGGAGTTAACAACCTCCGCATCGAGGGTGTTAAATCGGCGACTACCGAATATGTGGAGCCACAGCATACAAGGTGTCTAGATGTTGAGTTTTATTCAACGGAAGATTTACAGACGCTCCAAGATGAACTTAATAAAACATTTCCGGAAAACATCAATCTTGCAGGCAAGTTCAAGGAACCAGAAGAAGACGGCTTATATCTTACTCGCACCGGACTGCTCCTATATAGGGACACTGAAGGCGATTGGAGTATCAGAGCATATTACAACGGGGAGCCATGCACTTATCCGTCGCAAGTGAACGTATTGGGAGAAAACGAAGAGGATTACGAGACAGATTGGCTCAAGATAGTCAAGAAGCTTGGCGCCAAAGCATTCCCACTAACACATGTGAGTGTAACCCCCATTTACAAATGAAAGGACAAAAATGATTAAGGTCACAGCGTACACGAACCCTGAAAGCATTGTTATCAACTCACTGCGAGACTTGGCCGCCACTACAACGGAAGACGGGTGGAAGGTCGTGCTAAGGTTCCGGGACGAAAACGAGATGAAAGCATTGCAAGACGCACTCAATTATCGTTTCCCGGAAAATATGAGGTCAATGCAGGAAATGCCAACGGAGGAGGGCTATTACATCACCCAGACCGGCACACTGCTCTACAGTGACGGAGCAGGGGATTGGAGTGTGCGCCGTCCCACTCTTGATGACGGGAAGTATGGGACTGAGCCGCTAAACCGTGTTTGGAGCGATGGATTATCCGCGTTGCATGTTACATGGCCTCTTGTTGTCTCGACGTTTGGTGCTGTGGCGTTCCCGCTAGTGCCGGTCAAGTTCGCTTATTGATAATGATTCTCATTATGCCCGCTGATTTGTTTCGGCGGGCATTTTCTTTTTCCGGCGTGTCGCACTCAACAATGATGTATTATGTAATTACCAACCGATAAGAAAGGACCCCAAAATGGTGAAACTCCAACCATACAATCAAGGCGAATACATCTGCGACGCATACGTCATTATCGACGAAGAAAACGCCACCGCATACGTCCGCAACGTTGACCACGAAATCAACTTCGACATTAAGAATCTTAACCGGACTGGCGGTATTCTGTTCACCCTCAGGCTTGAAATGCTTAAACGAGGATACAGACTCGGCAAATTCAAGCCTGATTACACCACCGATGGCGGCTACAATGTGGAAGTCTACGAACGCAAAGCCTGAAAATACTTATACTAGCCCCGTCCGCAAGGGCGGGGCTCCCAATGAAAGGAAAATAAAATGCTGACACTATTCAACGATATACCCCCATACGACATGCATTCCGTCACAATGTGCGTCAAACAAAAAGATACGGCAATCTTCGAAACAGCGTTAACCGTACAAGACAACAAAAAAATAGCACGCTACAGAGTATGGATATTGGCTTGGAAAGGCGTAGAAAACCGGCAGAGAAGCGGAGCACAATCCAAAAGTTACATGATGGACGTAGTGGCCCCCTCAGACTGGACGATTGGTAAAGTACACAATACGATACTCGTGTATCTTGCCGGTATTAAGTGGATGAAAATGTCCAGTGGTATTCAATGGCTACACGCGGATTATCAGCCACAACTTCACGACTCAACCCAAGAAGACTTCATTCTTTACCTTGACGATTTTCTGGAATCAATCACACCGCAATTTTGAAAGGAAGCAATCATGGACAACGTTAATCATCCAGCACACTACACTGACGACACGAAGCCTTGCGAATGCATCGAAGTCGCGCAATACCACAGTTTTTGCGTAGGCAACGCAATAAAATACGTGTGGCGGTATAGGCTCAAGGGGCGTCCCCTCGAAGACTTGCAGAAAGCAGAATGGTACCTACAGAGGGCTATCGACAATGGCGAGAAATGCCGTCTGCAAATCGATGGCAAACCATTGGACGCACACAACCTCACGCAAGTAGGTAAGTGCTGTCTCTACATGGACAACATGTTAGACCTTGCACGCCAAGCCACCACCTATACGGAAGGTCTCTTCTGGCTATACCTTAGGAAAAGTGACTTGGACGGCATGTTGAAAGTCGTGAAATTAATGCAACTTGAATTCAAGGAATACGAGAAATGAATAAACTGCAAGTGCAAGCACTCCTAACCTATGCCAGCGCCTTCGATAACCGTCTTGTGACCGATATGCAGGTGGCCGCATGGATGGAAGCGTTAGCCACTGACATGCGATTAGACGTGGCGAAAGAAGCCATACGCCAATTTTTCGCAAGCCCGGAATACGCCAAGAAGCGCCCGTATCTCATGCCCGCCGACCTCAATGCGTTTTGGCGTAGGTGGAAACGTGACCATAAGCCTTCCGAAGCCGACATTACACGGGAGATGGCCGCACTTGGCATCGAAGGTGATGCGAGTTGGGAGTATCGGCGTAACCGGTTGAGCGAGCGTAGCCTCGATGAAGCCGCACAGTCCGCTAAACGGTTCCGTGGGCTTGATAGCGCGCGTGGGTTGAGTCGTTTGGGTGAGATTCTGCCTAGTCCGGCGTGTCGCGTCCAACAGTGATGTATTATGTAATTACCAACTAAGAAAGGACAAAACAAAATGACCACCGAAAACCTCCGCTTCAACCTCTTCGAAATCTTCGATAACATGATGGGCACCAAGAAGAAGCTCTATATCACTAAAAACCTTGACGTGTACACTACCCGCAAGGGAGACATACACCGAGTAATCCGCGTTCACTGGGAAGTCGCCAAGACCCCAGAAGAACTTCGCAGGGATTACCGCAAGCGCGGTAATCACTATTCCTGCCACTGCTATGAGAAACTTTTTCCATACACCACCGAAGGAATGTACGATGCAATAGACTACCTCGGCACCCTTCCTGAAAACGCATTATAAACGACATCCAGCCCCGCCCACGCGGGCGGGGCACCATTAATGAAAGGAAACAATAATGAAACTCGAAGAAAAATATATGGCGGTCCTCAACGAAGTCCCCAACTTCGTCACCGACCTGACAGCCAACGCTGGACAACGCACCTACAAGTACCTTAATCTCTCCACCATCCTCAAAACCATCAAGCCTATTTTCGCCAAGTATGAGTTAGCCTTCCGGCAGGTGGTGCGCATGGGCGCGGTAGGCGACAAAGTGAGCTACGGTACGGTAGAAACAATCATTTTCGACGCTGAAAAAACCCTGAACGTGGGGGACTATCCATTCATTGTGGTACCCGACCCGCAGGCAATCGGCTCCGCAGTAACCTACGCGCGACGCTACTCCCTCTACGCGGCCCTTGGTATCTTCCCCGACAAGGACGATGACGGTGCCGCTATGCGCGACTATTCCGCACCACAGCGGCCACGTAAGGCCACGGCACAAGAAGTCAACGAACTTAACGACATGGCTCAGGCCGCTGGCACAAATCTGGGCTTCTACGTCAGCGCTCTGGCATCACAGTTCGGCCATGAGGTGCGTAAGCCTCAGGACTTGACCGAACATGACGTTATGCTCCTGCGTCAGGCTATCAACAAGGGTGGCAATAAGTGAAAAAGGTTGCTATATTCTGCGGCTTCTTAGTGCTTACGATTGTGGCCGCTGTTGTTTTGGTAGTGGCGTTTCAATGCGGGGATAGTCTTATGATTCTTCTCGCATTGGCTAACATCCTTATTGGTTTGGCGGGTATTGGTTTCGTTGTCATGGATTATCTCTAGTCCGGCGTGTCGTACTCAACAATGTTGTATTATGTAATTACCAAACAAAGAAAGGACAAACAAAATGGAAATCAACCTCAGCACAGCAGAAACCTACATCGTCAACTACCTCCAAAACAGCGGGCAAGATGATGGCAATTGGGACACCTACGGAGCCGCGAAAGACCTCCGCGACATCTGCGACATGAACGGGTACACCGATTATGAGCAGGTAGACCCCGACGAGTTCACCGAACTGCTCAAGGAGCACGCACTGTAAACCAAACCACAGCCCCGCCCGCAAGAGCGGGGCACCACTAACCAAAGGAACAACAATGGAAGATACAATAACCATTGCCCAATACGTCACATTCCTCAAAGAGACACTAACCCAGCTTGACGAAGTAGCCAAAGTCTCCCCGGACATCGAACTAAAAGACTACACGCCACAAATCGCAATCTACCCAAATTCCAGAGAGGGCGCACTAGACTTGCTCTACTTGGCTGAAATCGAACCGACATTTTACAAAGACGTCGTGCAAGGCAAATTTAACACTGTCAACGGAACCGCATACGTCTTCTATGATGAAGAGATTGCATAAGGGAGAGAATAAATGAGACTCACACTATGGCCGGGAGCTATGCCCATCACATTCAAAACCGTCGCCGGAGAGCGAGAATACCGAATTAAGCAAGATGTTTACGCCTACCTTATCCAGTCAAAAAACGGCAACCTATTCACACTAGACCACGAAAACAATCTCCGCACCGTCAACAGCCGGAATAGTTATCTTGACTCTTTGGACGACAGCGAATTGTTGAAATATTTGCGCAACGCGTTCGGCATCAGCCAGCGTGAAATAGCAAGAATGTACGGTGTACGGCAATGCCAAGTCGCGCATTGGGAAACCAATCTCCGACGCATCCCGCCAGCACGCCGCCAAAAAATAGCGGACACACTGTTGAAAGCATACATGCTCGCAACAACGGAAAACGGATTACCGGTAAGAAAGGAAAACTAAAATGAAGATTCTGAACGTTTCGCAAGCGCAGGACACGCAAGCATGGTTGGACGCACGAATTGGCAAAATCACGGGCACCAAAGCCGGAACACTCGCGCTCGAACATTACGCCCAAAAGGACGTAGCCAAACTCGAAGTCATGGCAGACAAGGCAAAGACCGAAGAAAAGGCCGAAGAATACCGAGAGAAGGCACGGCAAGCCAAACGAGATAACGAACGGTTGAAAGTCAACCTTGATTTTTGGCAGTTCCTCGCCGACATGATTGCGGAACAGCCGGACGGGGAACCGCCAATGGAACGCGGCCACCGTTTGGAAAACACTAATATTATGATGGCGTGCGACAAGTTTGACATTTCGCCGGACGTAGTGGAGTTTGACACTGGCATGTGGGTAAGTGACGTGGATGACCGAATTGCGGTCAGTCCTGACGCTCACGCCAAACCGCGAATCTTTAACGGGCTGGAACATAATCCCACGTTCGCATTCGAAGCGAAAAGTCTGGGAACGAAATACCATCTTCAAACGGTTGTTCCATTCCGCGTATACCAGATGCTCAACTATTCGGAAACTCCGGATAGTCAGCGGAATGAATTGCAGTCGTTGGCCCTCAAGTTGTTCCCGGAGGTTCTGGAAACGCGTCGAGAGTTCGACTTCATTCCGGAACAGTATCAGTCTCAAGTGCTTCAGTATTTTATCGTCAACCCTGACTTGCACACGGTGTATTTCACCATGTTAGATGATAGGGTGTATGGCAGTCTGCAACATGAGGTGTTCGCGGTGGAACGGCAGAGCGTTGCAAGTGAAATCGAAGCGCAGGAGACAAAGGAATTGCAGACATTGGCACTCATTGATGAACTGCAAAAACTGGGAGGTGTGGATTGGTGAGCATTTCAAGACGTGTCATTTACGCGGTTTTCGATGATTGCGCGGGATGCAAGCACCGGGAATTGATTGACGAACTACGAAAAATGGTGGTACGCGTCAAGAAGAAAACGGGCGTTATGCTTGCTCTCATGATAGTCCAGCCGGGTAACAGCCGTTACTGGACTTTGCGCAAGGCTCACAAGTATTCTACCGCACCTTTTTTCGTGTTTGATGGAGTGTGCTACCGTCATGTGGATGCGCTTGAGGTGCAGTGCTTAGCGTATTGCAGTCGATGAAGTTCAGGGAACCTACGAAGGAATTTCGTGGGCTCCCTTTTTTTGTTTCCCGGCGTGTCGTACTCAACAATGTTGTATTATGTAATTACCAAACAAAGAAAGGACAAACAAAATGAACACCGAAACCAACTGCTTCAAGGGATACAACATCAAGGCCACCACCAACGAAGACGGCACGGTAAACGTCGAAACATGGTGGAACGAGAACACCACGGGAGCATGGTGGAACGGCACCGAACATGCACACGGCAAGTTCAACACCAGAAAAGAATACCTCAAGTGGCTCACCGACAAGTTTGCGGAAATCATCGGAGAATGACCACCCCGCCCCCCCC